CCTGCTAACGCACTAGTTGCAATATAAGCTACTTCTTTAAAGAAACAACTTTGATCACATCGTGTGCATTTATAGTAATCGGGACAACAACGACTAGTAATATCAGTAGAAGGCATATCAACACGGTCCTACAATAGCATTAGTTGCACAGAAGTAATACAAACGGCTAATGCCATCAGTACCAATACGACCAGCTGTTTTATCAGTAGCCGTTCCAACATTAAGTTTCCGACGTTCTACCATTTCAACAACAACTTGTTCATCTACAGTTCTCCAGCCAAGAGCATTAGAAGTAAAACCTAAAGCTTGACCGCCGTCTTCAGAGTTAGTAGACTCATAATCTACACCATCTTCTGATTCAGTTTCAGCTTGGTTGTTGGCGCTACCTAAGTTGTATGCGGCTACGCCACCAATAGGAATAACTCTAGCATTGGTAGGCCAGTCACCAGTAGTATCCTGACCGGGGCTGGTACGAATACCGGGGAATACAAAATCTTTGTCATTCATTAACTCGTGAATATTCAAAGCAGCATCAAGGTGAGTACCACCAGTTTCAGTATCAGACTCTCTTCCCAAATCTGCATTGGAAATATCAACCTGCGGCACATGAGATTGACCTTCAGTTTGTATAGCAATGGTGCCTATCTGATCAGCATCTGTAGTAGAGAATTGTGCTAAAGGTCTATGGCCTTTATAGTCACCCAATGCGGTAAAGGTAATTACAGCTCCATCTCTTTCTGCTTTGTAAACTCCACCTGTATCTCCAGCAACGCATAACTTAAGAGTTCCACTATCAGCTTCATCATCTAAGTCAATAACATCTTCTAAAATTTTAGCAGCAGCATCTTCTGGAGTCTCGTCAGTAAGAATATCAGCTGTTGTAACAGTTTGGAATGCTCCATCGCTTCTAGGAATTTTAAGAGTGTGATCGCCAGCTGATGAGCTATTTGCATTATTCTCAATAGTCAACGTCCAAACCTGTGCTACATTATAAAAGGTGCTGCCAATAGATACTTCTTCCCAAGCGTACAGGAATCGGTTAGGCAAAGCATTAGGAGTTGCGGTACTATAGTCAGCATTTAAAGGTTTGAAGTGCGTAATACGGGCTAAAAATCTTTGCTCATCAACTACAGTTCGCACCTGATTGTTAAGCTCTTCGCCTACAGGAACCCTATCACCAATTTGACCATCACCATAATGCAAATGAATAGCGCCAAATTCTCTAGTTCCATCAGTTGCACTAAAGTTTCTATTAGCGGGCATTTCTACCGTAATTTCTCCTGCTGCACCTGAGGTAAAACTATTATGATCGGACTTACTTCCTCTACGCTTTTGTACTCTACTAGCCATATATTAACTCCTTAATTTTGACCTGATCTGTAGGTCTGTTTGAAGACACCTTTAAATTCAATATGTGTAATATTACACGGGGTATAGTGATCACTTGTAATAAATACTCTCATACGTTCGGAATCACCAAACACTTTAGCAATAAATTCTCCCTCTACATCAATAGGAACAACTTGATCTAAGGTTGTTTTATTATTAAGAACATTTTTGTAAAAAGGATTTCTTTTTGTAGTGATACTGGTAAAGTTTTCTTCACCTCTTCTTTGAACCTTAATATTATAAATCCCTGTATCAGAGTATCTAGTCGAAATAGTTCTTAGATTCAATACACCATCTACAACATTCATCTCACCATCTCTAATAAATTGAGTAGATAACTCAACATTCATATTGTACTTAGTACCAAAAAGAACACCTACACTACCACCATCAATAGGTGCTAACAAGAAGCCTTGATCTTCAGAATCTCCTATAAAATTATCGTTGATTAAACCTTGAGATTCTTGAGTTAGAATTTCATCATTAATACTACCTTGATTATCAATGGTAGTTACCACATCATTAAAGTTACCGTCTATAATAACTCTAGTTCTTTGGCCCGGAGATAATTCTGATACAGAAATTTTTGGACTTTGGAACTGAACATTGTTATTGCCAGTTTCTCTAAATAGATTCGCACTAAATACAGCAGTATCTATACTAGGATCTTGCATAGGCAAGATAAACGTAGTCTTATTAGTATCCTCATCATAGCTAATTGTAGCATCATCACCCTCACCATCAGGTGCAATAAGCATTAGATTATCTAATCGAGGTTGATTAACATCTGCTTCTTCTAAGAATGTTCTATGCACAAAGAATTGACGAGTAATGTTACCGTTTTGATCTGTATACGGTCGAGTTGCTACCATGTAGATATAGTTATCAAATGACTCCATGGCATCCACTTGAAGATTTTCGTCAAAAACATATCTATATAATGCATTTTGTTGAATCTTATCTCCCGTAAATTTGTTCACATAAAAATACAAATTATTCGGTGCATCAGCATCTACCATAGCAATAAGATCTTGAGCTGGTGCTCTAGTAATAGACCCATAGTTGGTTGGAAGATACCCTCCACAATGAGCAGAGGTTTCAATAGCCTGTGTAATTACGTTTTTATTGGCAGTTGAATAATACAAGTATACTTTTTGTGGTGCAAAGAAGTAAATCTGAGAACCCAATAGCTGTGGTCTAGCAATAGGATCTGTAGAATAGAATGTAGTAGGCGACAGTTCTGCTGTAAATGGAGTAATCTGATTTTCAGATCCTTGTAATTCAAACTGTACATCGTTATCTGTGTTAATAAACAGGAAATCATAGAAAGAAATCATGTTATTAATTTTAGACACCTTGTCAATAGAGGAGCGAACATCAATTACATCGCTATCTACAATAGTTCCGGGGTCTGTTAAGAACAAATTAAAGAAATTACCAAACTCAGAAGAGAAAATTGTATCGTCAACTGCGAACCACAGCCTATTTCTCCATGTAGTAATAGCAGTAATACGTCTACGAATACGTTTATTAGAGTCGCTGCCGTCAATAAACGGAGATGGACCCGGATTATTTGTCATATCGCCTGATTGTCTTGGTTGCCATGCAGGCGTTCTTAAACTCCATACCTGATTAGCGGAGTTAAAGTCAATAACAATAGGTAATGTGTTTTCATCCCATACAGAATATTGAGATTCTGCTCTTACTCTTTCGTAGTAAGGATTACCCTTGTCTGGTTCCTTAACTGCACGGTAAAATCCCGGTGTAAAATCAAAAAATCTTTCCCTGCACTCATAAACCTTGCCTCTACCAAGGCTACTAAAGGTAGCGTTAGTAGACAAAGGACCGATTTCATATAAAGAAAACAAAGTATCTTCTGCGTTATTAACTTTGATAGTATCATTTGTTTCTGTAGGAATAGGTACATTTTGAAAAGAAACAACAGACTGTCCTAAATCTGTTTGCTGAGAAAGATTAAAATTCTTATCTTCTACAACCAGCTTGTGATCTCTTGTTACATTACGAATGCCCAATAAACTTGCAAAATTAGCGGAAGATACCTCTTGCGTATCTTGCTCTGTTGAAACAACATTAGCAGAATCTACAACAAATACAGTACTTCGTTTCTTTGCATCAAAATTTTCACTATCTGGAGCATTTCCATTTACATCGTTTTTTGTTAAAATCTGTAACCCTACACTTTGATCAGAGTTATTGCCCGGTGCTACTTCTAAATTATTATCAGCAAAACATAATACATACTCTTCACCTGTTTGGTCGTGAATTTTACCAGCAAGATCAGCCAAGGTAGGTGTTGCTTGCGCAGCTAATTGCGATAAATCAATATTAAAACTAGATGTATCAACAAATACACCAGTTCCGGGGTTTACTTGTCGAGTAAACAACCTAATATTATTTACATAGTTTTCATTGGGAATTAAAAGAGTGCCATCTTCGTTGAAAAGCTCAGAATACAATTTAGTTGTAGAGTTAATAGTTCGCAAAGATTTAGAATTACTGTTCCCTAAACCCAAAGATTCTACAAAGTTTTGATTGCCCTGTTGATTACTATTAAAGTTCTCTCCTGTAGCCAGCAAAGTAAGATTTTCTTGGCTATCGTCTACAATAGAAAGACGATTCGTACCGCTATCAATCTTAAGAGTAGCATCAGCACCAGAGTTTTCGATAATATCTTTTAGATCTTTAAGAGTTTTTGTATTATCTACGGCGGAATCTTCAGTAACAATAGTACCAGCATCAGTAATTGTACCACCGCTAATGCTTATACCATTAGGATTGACAATACTAAATGCAGTTAAAGGTCTAAGTTTTTGAGTAACTTTTAAATCAGATAAATCTATAGACTGATTACTACCAAAAAAAATTGGATGTAAAACAGTATCCCCCGGGGTTTTAGTGTTATCGAATTCATTTAATTCTACAGCATACTGTACAGAACCACGGCTAATAAAAAATTTATCGGCAAAATAGGCATCATTAGTAGAAGCAGAACTAGGATCCTTAGCGTTACCAGATAAACTATCATTTGTAAAGTTATTAATAAGTTGCATTCTAGGAATATCTTGATCCCCATCATATAAAGTTGTAGTGGGATTTACATCTAAAGAAGCTAACGGTGTAGTTTCTGAAATAGGAACAAGATTCTTAGTATCTGGCAACGCTGCAACTCTGTATTGAATAGGTTTACCTTTATTATCTCTTCGCCTAATCTCTACATCCCAATACAAATTAGCATCAGAAGTAGGAAAGGTACCACTAACTAATTCTAAATCATCTCGTTTAAGATTAAAACGATCAGATGGTTCTTTAAAGTTTACAAGTTTATATACTCCTTGTAAAGATGTTCTATCAGAATTTGTATATGCACTAATGACAAAAATTTCAGGGATTAATCCGTTTGGATTAGCGTCATTAAATGGAAATCCTTGGTGAGTAATAAGAACATCATCACCATCAAAATTTTGTAAAGTAAATGATTCAAAAATATTGTCTTTAAAATTTGTTTTAAGGGTAAAGTTATAGTTACTACTGTTTAAAGAGGTTGCGGGATTGTTAGTTTTGTATGAATTTAATACAGTCTTTTGTGCTCCCTCTCTATATCCAGCCGAAACTTGATTATTTAAAGCTACTAATGCTGTACCAAATAAAGCAAAAGATAAAGCTTTATCAGATTTTACACCATCAGGATTCGCAGTCAAATATTCAAAGTGAGCCCGTGTAATGGTAGTGTTATCAAAACTCTGCAGGTCCATTCTCTTAGATGTTTTATTTAATTTCCAAACAGTAATAAATTTTTTCTTAATATCGTCTGTAAAACCGCTATTACCTAATTGTAAACTGAAATTAATTGCAATTAAAAATCTATTTTCTTGGTCAATAGAGATCCATTTAAAAAAGATATCGTCATTTTGATTGGGAACGTATCTACTACCATCCTCTAAAATATTAAATAACAGCGATCCGGGTGCATATGTAGTATTATCACCGTAGTTAATATCAGCACCAGCAATCCACTCTAGTGGTGGTCGTTTTTCAACAGATCTTTCTGTTGTAACTAAGACGTTATCTAAGTCTTGAGCCTCGGTAGGCAAACGTTTGTTGCTAGCCTGTCTCCCCACGCCGCCAGCTAAGGTAGGAATTGCAATCTTTTGATGCACGCTCATGTCGTGTATCTCCAATATCTAAATCTACTAGGATCATTATGAGCATTACCCCTTTGACTTACGACTCTCTTCAATGCACTGTCACCAGATGCAAAGATATTACGAGCTTTGTCGTTAACATCAGCAGATCTACCCTTAGCAGTAAGCATAGCAGCTCTTTCAGCTAATAATCGGTCCACATCTCTATCTCCCTGCACAAACATTTGATATTGTCTAGATGCAGACGCAGCAATACCTTTTTGAACAGTGGTTTCTAAGTCTTTAAATTCTACATATTCTACAATAGAAATTGTTAACTCTTCACTGGTGTCAAACTCATCAGTATTATCTGTAACATTATACAATACATTATAATCTGTACCATTAGACTCAATACCAAACCTTCTAGGTGCAGTTGTAATTTTAATATCTAGATCATCACTAACTTTTTGAGTAACTAACTGGGCAGAAATTAAAGAACCCGTAGTCATATCTTCACTATAAGGAGATAATTCTACACGACCTTTAGTAGCGTCTGAAATAGGACGAGCAGCATGTCCAGTTGGACCCGTACGAGAAGGATACACTTTAATAGGTCTACGATTTACTGCCATGCCTCGTAACTGTGCTTCTAAAGTAGCTTGATCTAAAATAAAAATCGCTAAGTTAACATCTGTATTAAGATCATCGGTGAGGCTGGTAACAAGTTGTTCACCAGAATTAAAAAGCATTTCATTAACAGCATCTAATTTACTCATTAGTCCCATAGTATCCTCCTTTAAAAAGACCCGAGGCCCCCTTTCGGGGGCTCCGGGCGAATGTGTATTTAATTGTCTTATCCGCCAAGGCCGTCATCTTGACCAGTAACACCGAAGTTATCAATGTTGCCAGCGTCAACGTATTCCTTAACGAAGTCACCTTCAGTGCTGTAACCACTAACATCAGTGGCAGTGCCATCAGCATTAGCATCGAGTTTTTTCGCACCCAAAGCTGCTTGATAAGCATCTCTCACCAATGCGTCCGTGTTAGCGGTAACCGCATCGGAGGGCGTACCGCCGCCTTCAGGGTCGGTCTCATAACCAGTCAAGTCACCAGTGGTTCCGTCATATGCAAAATCACCAAACTCAAGAATAGTACCATCAACCGCACCAGAGGATTGATTGAGTCCACCAAATTGTTCTGATGGATTATCGAGTGCAGATATTTGTGGTGGCACTTTCAGATAAAGTATCATAGATAATCCCATCGGAGTTCTTGTTCCATGATCA